GTAATCCGTGACTTGGATTAACAGGTGCTCAGCCGTGTCCCCAAAATGATCCAAGTCCCGTCCCGGCAGGGCTTACAAGCTATCGGCGGGGGCTCTACGGAGCAGCTGCGGTCACATCGCCCCACTTTGTTGGGACTGTTTGAGGATGGTTGGATGGGGTACCCTAGTGCCCTGTCCCCTTCCACGGCAGGAGATGTCGAGGTCCCGAAGGTCCAAGCAGAGGCCCCCAGCAGCAATGCCGGGGGGCCCCTGTTTGGCCTTGGGGAATCCCCTACGGCCAAAACCCCTGGTGAAACACCGTTTAGCCAGGTGGGTGGCACAAACGCCCCGATTGCCCCAAGCAGCGAATCTCCACGCAGCATATGGGCGAAGCTTTGGAGTTGGAGGCTGGGATACCCAACCACCACCCTAAGTGCGGAAATGGCGGATGCCTTGACTGTAGGCGCCACCACAGAGGTTGAGGAGGAGGCCCTGGCAGCACTGGATGAGCAGTGTAACGTCCACTACGGTGACGGCCAGCCTCCCAGCTTCTTGGGTGGTGACCACAACTTCACCCGGTTTGCTTACCGGCTTTCGATCAAAGCCAAACTCAAGTTTGGGTACGATCTGAAACCTACGGTTGCAAACCGGCAAGTGGTGCACGAGTGGTTGGTGCGGCACATGAGAGACATGAATGTCCGCACCACCCACATAGCGCGAGTGTTGCCAATTGCGATACCGCTGGTGTTCGTTAAGGACAAGTACCAGCTGGACGCTGACAACGCCCTCGCCGGTGCGCCTATGCGGCGGGCGGCCCAGGAGTCCAGGAAAACCGTCACCGAGAGGTGGAGGGAGCAGCGGACTTGGTGTGAGTGGCTATGGGGTACATCACCCCGGCCCCTCACCTTTACTGAATAGGGGCGCCTGTTGGTGGTTCCAGGCCGAGATACCAGCATTTCTCGTGAGGTGCCGGGTGAGGCCATCGTGGTGGGACCCCCGACGGGATTTGCACCAAAGACGCGCAGAACCCTGCGCTTAGATGGGTTTAGCGGCCCATTGGAGATGGGGGTTCACAACAATTCCTTGGTAAACGCTCTTCGGGGTGTTAGGGAGCGGGTCTTTGCTGTTGACCGCGGGGGTGGCAAGTTTGGGCCACCCCCACAACCACGCAGGGGAGTGTTCAAGATGAGGTTGGCTGATTTTCGCCGACGTGTTCTTCACCGACTTGGCAGCTGCACGCCTTGGACTCAGCGTGAATTCGTTGAGTCATACAAGGGGTCCAAGCGCATTAGGTATGAGCGCGCCATCACGTCGCTCCAAGCACGGGAGCTATCAAGGCGTGATAGCCACATCAGGGCATTCGTCAAGGCTGAAGCCATCAACTTTACGGCCAAGCCTGACCCTGCCCCCCGGATCATCCAGCCACGTGATCCGAGGTACAATGTGCTGGTTGGCCCTTACATCAAGCCGCTTGAGCACCGCATTTATGCGGCAATCGGCAAAGTGTTTGGCGGGCCTACCGTCATGAAGGGCTACAATGCCAGGGAAACTGCTGCCAACATTGTGGCTGCCTGGGGGCAATTTAATGCCCCGTGGGCGTGCTACTAGATGCCAGCAGGTTTGACCAGCATGTTAGCCACAGCGCCTTGAAGTGGGAGCATTCCGTGTATAACGCAGCATATCGCAGCGACGAGCTGGGCCTCCTTTTAAGGTGGCAGCTCCGGAATTACGGGTCCGTCACCACCAGAGACGGCTCCTTCAGGTATAAGACTCGCGGATGCCGGATGAGCGGTGACATGAACACCGCTCTGGGCAACTGCTTGATTATGTGCGCTATGGTGCACGCTTACCTGGGGGAGTTGGGGCTGCACGGGAGGTTGATCAACAATGGTGACGACTGTGTAGTCATTATTGAGCGTCAATACCTGCGCAGGTTCCAGGCCGGTATTAGCCAGTGGTTCCTAGAGATGGGGTTCACCATGACTTGTGATGGTGTCGCTAGCCGCATAGAGGAGATCGAGTTCTGCCAAACCCGCCCGGTCAAGACTGGCGCAGGTTGGGTCATGTGCCGGTCACCATTTGTTGGCATAGCTAAAGACACCTTGAACAAATCACCAGACATGGGGCACCCACTAAGGGGCTATCTGCGCTGGGCTTTCCAGGTTGGCACTGCTGGTGGAGCACTTGCTAGTGGAGTCCCAGTCTTCCAGGCAGCCTACGCAGCTATGAGGAGGATTGGGGTAAAGTGTGCTAAAGTGCAGGGCTTTGGCGATATGTCGTCAGGGTTCGAGCACATGGCGTCACGAATGGTCTTGGAGGTTGCACCTGTCACCGCTGAGGCCAGGGTGTCGTTTTGGCGCGCTTGGGACATTAGCCCACACAAGCAAGAGCTCATTGAGGAGTACTTTGATACTCTCCAAGCACCAGATCATGTGGAGGCCGTGAAGTCCTGGGCTAACCACCTAGGCAACACTTTGCTGCAGCAGGCCTGATTCGCAGTCTTTGACAGCATGGCTAAGGGCAACCGGTCCAGGTCCAAGCGTAAGGGCAAGGCCCCCAACGCAGGTAATACGACTCGAGCTAAGCCCGCACTAAATTTGGTTCGACGTTCGAGGCTCCTTGGTCTCACCCCAGCTGAGCGCAAGTATGCCCATCTGGTTGCTGATCCTTGCAATGGCCCTTTGTCTGCTGGTATCTTTGGAGATGGCAGCGGGGGGGTTATTTCTCGGTTCGAGACAGATGGCATCATGGGTGATGTTGCTCCAACGACTGCCTCAGCTCTGGTCTTCGTGCCAGCAGCTGCTGCAGGATGGACGAGTGGCAAGCCCAGCGACGGAGATGCCCCAGTGTGGAATGGTGTGACATCCTCGCTCATCCCTGGCCGTGATTTCCTCAACGCCAATGCCGGACAGTTTCGCTGTCTGGCAGCTTGCCTGAGGATTTATTGGCCAGGCACTGAGTTGAACCGTCAAGGCATCGTCAGCAATTTGCAGACCACTGCCGACATTGTCAACAATTCCAATGCCAGCGTCGGGGCAATCCGGGCGAGCAGCACGTATGTGCAGCGCATGCCCGAGGATTACACCGAGCTCAAGTGGCTACCATCCGAGTACGAGCTCGAGATGCGCGCCCCTGGAGTGACCGCTGCATCACAGGAGTTCTCCCGATTTTCAGCTTTGGTGACCACCACTAGTGGGGTGCCCTCTGCCACTCCCATTCGATGGAGAATGGTGGCGGTGTATGAGTGGGTGCCCCGGGTGAGCACTGGCTTGTCCAGCATGAATACGGCAGCGTCTGTTCCTGCTGGTAGCTTCCAGCGTGTTACCCAGGCTTTAACGAGCATTGGGAACTGGGCATACGTTAGCAGCCATTAGGCAGCGACCGCCATATCTTCGCTGATGGCTGGGGCTCACGCTGCTGGAACATTGGCTAGTGGTGTAGCAGCACTGAC